TGGCTATGATAACCCCTTCTGGTAAGTTCGGAACTGCAGAAGATAATTCAGTTAAAGGAATTGTCATAATTGTAGTTATCTTTATATCTCACCCTAAAGGTTCGGGTAAAGATCCATTCGAATTTTTGGTAATGTTGGTCTACGGAGATGACATGCTTGTGGGTGTTCATCCTTCATGCCTGTGGTTTGATAATTTTTATTTTGCTGGGGCGTGTAAGGACCTACTCGGTATGACTTTCACCAGTGCGGTGAAGGGTGATCATGAGTCACCTCATGTGACCTTGCTTGATGCTAGTTTTCTTAGACGATCTTTTATTCGATCTCCTGAGGGATGGAGGATGCCTTTGACCCTCAATTCCACTGAGAAAACCATAGGGTGGATCTTGCCCTCTAGATCAGCTAGTGAAGAAGATCAAGTTATGAATGCTTTTAATTCGTTTTTGCGGGAGATTTTCCTCCGCACCACGGAACAAAAGTTTAATAAAGTTCGAGATTGGGGGATGCAGATATTCAAGAATGAATATCATATTGATCACCCCATTCTGCAGAAATACGAAGAGATTTATGAATCTTTGTATGGTTCTGCAACTTTTACGACCGAGTCAATGGCTGTCACGGAGGAAGAACAGCACGATATGGAAGTTCTAATGTGTAGGGCATTTAGCGAACCCGACATGATTAAGTATCTGTATCGAGAGCATAGAATAGTAGCAACTGTTGTTGTGAACGTGCTTATCGCTTACGAAGCGGGAGTAGATATGAGCCATCTCCCCGTTGTTTTGAATTGGCCCGCTGAATTTAGATATTATATGAACGGCAAAATTGCTGATTTGCAGAAGCAATTAGATGCCGCAAAGGAAGAATCTCAATTAGATGAGAAAGAAGAGATTTATCATCTTTCTCGTTCTGAAATTGTTTCTATGTCGAGTTACGGAACTAACAGTGACTACAGGAAACATTGTGATGAGGTTCTTCAAGAGAGAGCTAAAATAGATGGTTTAACACTATCTGTTGCTGTTTTAAAGCGTGCTGCTTTAAGACATCAGAGTTTTAGTTCTGAATCTGCAGAAGGTTACTTGGAAGTAGATGGAGCTGATTCTGAAGTAAAAAATGAAAATTTAACAGATATGTCAGGAGGAAGCATGGATATTATGCCGGCTATTAAAGCCGATAATGTAGATGTTGGACAAGATGTTCCTTTGAGTATTAAAGATTTTCTTAGTAGACCAGTGCGTATTGCATTTTATACTAATACTCCAACCTTTGCCCTTAACCAAGCAATTAACCCC